ACTAAGTTAGAAACAGAGTCAAAGTATTTAACAAACATCTTAGATAAAGATGATGTTAAAAGTTTTAAAAAATTAATACCCGAGTTACAAGATACATGGATGAAGAAACAAATGTTTCGTACAGAAACAGAAATGAGATTTTCTGTGTTGTCTGATAATAAATATCCAACTAAAGCTGCAAAGTATTGGCAGTCTGTTAGAGAACAAAACACACACTTTGAAAACTTAGTCCATCTATCTTTTGATGCAAGAAAAAATGAAGTTGAAATAAAGAAACTACAAAGAGATATTAAAAAAGAAAAAGATCCATTAGAGAAAGAACTCAAACAAGTAGAGCTAGAAGAAAAATTATATGCAAAAGCACAAATGGAATTGGTTGCTAAACATAGAATGAGAGAGGTTGCAACTTGGTCTAAACTTAAAAAAGAATTTGATGATGGTAATTTTGATAAAGAAGATGTGAATACACACCAAGCTAAATCATACTTGTTAAGATTCCAGAGACAAAAAGAAACCATAACTCCTGGTACATCACAACCAGAGGTGTTTAATATCATGGGTCAACTAGAAGCTTTAGAAAAAGGTTTGAAAGAAAACACTCTATCTTTAGATAGTAAAAAAACTAAAAAATTAAAATGAAGTTTGACTTTGTCTATTTAGGGCAAACCGTTTTAAAATATCAAGTCCCTTTAGAAATTTTTGTAGGTC